TTAATTTAGATATCTATAATTTAATAGATAAATATATTTTAAAAATGAAGTATCTTTTAGAAGATTTTTTTAAAGTACAAGTATCAGTTAGACCACCAGTAATTATTAGATGGTTTCCAGGCCTAGAGCAACAACCACATGCTGATAAGCAATTAAATGATGGTTCGCCTAATCCATTTCCTACTTATGATTTAAATTCTCTTTTTTATTATAACGATGATTTTGAAGGTGGAGAATTATATTATCCACAACATGATTTGGTTGTTGAACCAAAGCCAGGTTTAGCGGTAGCGCATCCTGGAGATATAAATTATTTACACGGTGTTAAAAAGGTTATATCAGGAGAAAGATTTACTACTCCATCTTTTTATACTATAACAGATTTGTTAAAGTAAAAATTTGCCAGGTTTTTCTTGGAATAAATGCTTTAATTGTTTAGCGTCTGCTATAAATAATGGTGTTGTTGCCGCTAGATAAAGTATCCCCCAGATGCTATACTGCCAATTAAATATTAAATATATTACATAGCCAACCATTGTAAATAGATAGTCATACTTAGATACATGCAGTAGCCAGTCAACCTTATAATATGGTTTGAGCGCAAAGTACAGATTTACCGGAAAAGTTGCGGTAACAATAAACAAAAAGAATAAAGCTAATTGACCAATATTACTTTGATTGAAATCAACACACATTGCTACTAACACTAAAAATATTATTGAGTAATGATGTTGTATTACTGATTTAGTTAAATATTTTTTAACTTTAACAAGACACATCAGATCTACAGCCATGTAAGCCATAGCTATTGATCGTATTGCAATATTTGGATAATAGCCATTTGCTATATCAGTTAAATAATAGTATAACAATGTTATAAATGTTACAAAACAGCTTGCTGACTTGATTAGATTAGAACAGCTAAATGGTTCCTTGGGGTGGATTTCTTCATTGATTCTAAATATAGATAGAACTTTTTGATTATTATATAATGAGTTTACAAAGAAACAGGTTGCAAAGAAATATAATACCGGGACAATATTAGCTGTTACAAATGGATTTACAAACATTTTAACGGCCTTTATTTATTTTTGTTCTTTTTTAATTCCTTGACTTCAGAAGATAATTCTTGAATAGCTTTAACCATCACTGGAATAAGTCTATGGTAAGCAGCGTATATTGTTTCCTCATCTCTACGATCAGTCAAACCAAATACCTCATGTGCATTAAACATATCTTCTACATCAGCTAATTCTTGAGCTATGAATCCAATATCTTTTTTACCTTGATTATCTCCGTCTCTTTCATTCCATTCAAAAGCGACAGGACGCAATTCCTCAACTACATTAAGACCAAATTCAAGATCTTCTATTTCAATCTTATCTCTCACGTCAGACTTAAATGCTGGTGGGAAAAATGGTGGGAAAAATGGCGGAAAGAAAGGTGGGAAAAATGGTGGAAAATATGGAGGAAAGTAAGGTGGGAAATAAGGAGGAAAATATGGCGGGAAAAAAGGACTATTGATAGTGTAGTTAATAGCTGTTCCTAGTGGAGCAACTGATGTATCAGTTACGGCTATAGCAACTTTATCTAGGTCTCCAGCGACTGCAGTGTTTTGAGTTGAAACCGTTCCAACAATAAATCCAGCACTAGTTATTGTGGTATTTGCGGTAGCTTTAGCTGTACCTGCGGCAATTGAGGGTTTCGCTCTTTTTCTTTTAGATCCTGTTCCTGCATCCGGTGTCTGATTATTTGCAACCATATTATGCGCTCAAGTCTCCTAATGCAACCCATGTGTTTGCAGCTCTCTTAATAAGTGTAGCAGAAGACCAAGTTGTACGCAACTTAAGTCCAGGTGTAGCGTTGATTGTTACACCGCTGTTTGGAGCAAGAGTTACCTGTCCTGCTCCAGTCTGGAGGATGGTAATTTGTGCTCCAACTGGATAAGCTACAGTATTGTCTGCTGGAACTGTTAAAGTAACTGCCGATGCGTTGGCCAATTCAACCAACTTATCTTTATCTCCTATTACTAAAGTATAAGAAGTCGCTGTTTGAGCGTTGGTTACAACGTTGGTTATGATTCTTTGATATGTTGTTCCATCATTAGTGAATTCCCACCAATCCTCGGTTTCATTCCAGCGCATAGCAACTGTTGCAGAAGAGCCTCTTAATACTTCAACCCCAGCATTTTCTGTTGGTGACCCAGTTGTTACGTCACTGTTTAAAGTTATCAGATTGTCTGCAATGCTCAATGTAGTAGTGTTTACTGTAGTAGTTGTTCCGCTAACAGTTAAGTTTCCTGAAACAGTTAGGTTGCCAGCTACAGTTGGATTAGATGTATTGACCCATGCAGATCCATTATAAGCTAATAATTGGTTAATTTCAGCTGACGTTATTGTTACGTCGGACAAATCTGTTAAGCCATTTATTTCAGCTATTGAAGCGTTAACCCAGGCTGAACCATTGTATTTTATAAACTGACCATTGCTGGCTGAAGTAATTGTAACATCTGAAAGGTCTGCGATTCCTAAAGTCTCAGCTAAATTAAACCATTCAAGTCCAGTTGTTGTAGCAGAGTTTGCTCTTAGAGCTTGACCATTGGTTCCAACTGGTAAACGTTCAAATGTGTCTGCGGCACTTGCCGCTATCAGATCACCTTTGGCGTCAGCTAAAGTATGCAATACTGCACTAGTAAATGAAACGCTTGATGTTTCTTTTCCAGTTATTCTTCCATATGAATCAACTGTTAAATTACTAACAAAAGTTGTAGTTGCAGAACCAGAACTGTTTGATTGTGCAACTGTAGCTAGATCTATATCATCGGCATTAACTACGATTCTAGTAGATGATGCTGTTCCAACGTCTAGTTGATTTCCAGTCTTTGACATACCAGTTCCAGCTGTAATTGTTGCTGCTCCAGTAAATTGAGTCCAATCTAAATTATCTGTACCAAATACAATTGCGCCAGATGTTCCAGTGCCAATTGTTGTAAGAATAAAACCTTGGTTAGCATTATTAGTTCCAGATAATACAAATACTGCGTCACCAGGTTTTACCTGACCACCAATACTGTTGTCTGAATCTGTACGACGAGTTAAAACAAAAGCAGATACTCCATCTTCGCCTTGAGCTGTAATGTCATACAATCCATTTTGTTTAGCGTCAGCTTGATTCTTTACTAGAAGAGTCTTACCTGTTGTCTGAGGAGTTCCGTCTACTGTTAATCTACCATTAGAGTTACCTGTTAAAGTCGCTCCAACGCCCAATGTTCCGTTTGCGTATGTGCAAGCAGGAAGAGCAGCAGCTGTTGCAAAGTTTGCTGCGGTGTGCCAGTTAATTCCAGAAGCAACACTGTCAACATATGCCCTTGTAGCAAGAGCTGTTGATCCAGTTCCTGCATTTGATGCCACAACAGAAGTAACATTCAATACGCCGTTTGAAGCAATGTTAGCTACAACGGTTCCGCTAGAATCTTTAAATTCTACTAAAGGGGCAGTTGCTCCAGTTGCAGCCTTGAATACAGCTGACTCATCATAAACTGTAATTTCTGGCGCAGTCTCAGTCCTTAAACGGGCCATGGTACTCCTATCATAAACTATGGTGAAATTTCATCTTCCACTATAGTAATATGTTTTAATTAAAACTATTGTGTTATTCTAGTCAAGAATTGCATCATCTTGCCAATATATTTAATTCTTCCAAAATGAGTAAGATTGATGGTTGGATCGACCCAAATTTTTCCACCCATCTTTTGCCAGTATCGACAAAAGCCATAATCTTCAGACAGAAATCTTCCATCATCATCTATATAGGAATTAAATAATGCGTAAGAGTTTTCTTTTTCTTCGCCAATTAAAGCACCTGTATCATCAGAGTACTTGAGTTTTTTGTATTTCTTAAACATTTTCTCAAACACCTGACGCCTAATTAACATAAAACCGGTACCAGCTTCGTAGCATTCTATTGCACCGTTATCTATATTTAATTGATTTTCGCCAGGCTTATTCATATGGACAACATACCTAGTTGAGTATTCCATGAGTTCTTGTGGCTCAACACCTGCTTCTGCACCTTCTTTTACTTTTACCCAGTCTATTTCTTTAATTGGGTATGAGGCTGTCATTACATCTTTTTCGTGCCACAACAATTTAAGAATTGCTTCTTTATCAAATTGAAGATCGCAGTCTATAAAAATCATGTGCGTAAATTGTGGGTTGCCCATAAACTTGGCAACGAGATTATTTCTTGCGCGATTTATTAAAGAATCAGATATTGTACAAATTGTAAAATTTAAACCAATTTCTTTATAATAAAGAAGAGCTTGCAAAAAACTCATCATAAAAGGTTCTGTTACATGAGAATCATAACATGGG